TTGAGACTTATCTGCCCGAATACGGTGCAATGTTTGATAAATTGCCTATTTCTGCGTTCGTTGCTCGTCCCGAAACACCAGAACCGGATCTCGATTTACCAAATCTACAGTTTTGGAATTGTATGGACTATGGTATCACCAATATTTGTAAGCAATTTATTGCTTCGATGAGTTGGGAAGTCCGCACACGTCATTTTGGTAACATGACGGGTAGTTATATCTGTACATTAGACAATTATCATGGTGATTGTGACACCATTGACTATGCAACCAGTGAAATACCAGACGAGCACAAGTCATTTAACCTACTCGAATTGGATAATGGGCAGTTTGCACTGTATCCAAACAACAGATGTCGCATTTATGATATTAGTTTGACTCCACAAGAGCCAAAAACACCTGATTTTAAGGTTTCGACTGAATATTATCAGGTTGAAAATGGTATTCAGTGGGGTAGACTGGGTGATACCGACGAATATTTCTGGAAAACACCCGAAGAAGAGGAAAATAAATAAAAATAGGGATAGCAACCCCTTTAAAAGTTCTGATTTTCACTAATCGGAGCAAAAAATGGGCAATGCAAAAGTTGATCGTGATAAAAAATACATGAGGGAAATGTGGGGAACCACAAAACTTATCACAGATTATAATTCACTTCCCGAAAAGAAGGTTCTTCAGGAAGTTATGCACGATGATTTGAATAATGAGTACAAGATTCCCAGTGATCGTTATTCAAAACATTGTGGTGGAGCACACGGGTTTGATGATTTTGTCGAAAGATGGCATGAATGACACCATAAATAAATAAAAAATCTCTTGATCAATGACAATTAGGAGGATATCAAGGTCATTTAAAGATATTAGTTTATCTTTTAATCCTCATCCAGTAACAAAAGATCTTCAAATTCTTAAGAATGAGAGTGCTATTCGTCGATCCGTAAGAAATATCGTCGAAACTATTCCTACTGAAAGATTTTTTAATTCTTCATTAGGATCTGATGTAAGAGGAAGTCTCTTTGAATTTATAGATTTCGGTACGGCATCTGTAATACAGAGTCAAATCGAAGTTGCCATTGAAAATTTTGAGCCAAGAATAGAAAATCTTGAAGTTTTTGTCAATCCAAATCCAGATCAGAATTCATTTGATGTAACAATTGTATTTGATATTGTTGGTCAAGAGATTCCGACTCAAGAATATTCATTCCTCTTAGAGGCAACAAGATAGTAATATGCCTTTCACTAAATTTACAAATCTAGACTTTGATCAGATAAAGACATCCATCAAAGATTATCTTCGTGCAGATGGAACTTTTTCTGACTTTGATTTTGAGGGTTCTAATTTTTCAATATTAATTGATACATTAGCATATAATACTTATATTACTGCATTTAATTCAAACATGATTGTTAATGAATCCTTTTTGGATTCGGCAACTCTTCGTGAGAATGTAGTTTCTCTTGCAAGAAATATTGGATATGTTCCTCGATCAAGAACAGCAGCAAAAGCTACAATATCATTTGACATTAATGGTATTAATACTGTTGGTGATAATTCTGAATTAATAAGTTCTGTAATACTTAGAAGGGGTCTAGTTTGTACGGCAGGAGTAAGTGATACAACATATACCTTTTCAGTTCCAGAGGACGTACAGACGACTGTAAGTGGATCTGGAACTGCTTCTTTTAAGAACCTAGAAGTCTTTCAAGGAACATTCTTAGAGAAAAAATTTATCGTAGACTCTTCATTAGATCAAAAGTTTATCTTAAATAATTCATATATTGATACGTCAACTATTAGAGTTTATGTCAAGGAAGATAATGAAACTGGTAGAGGTAATGAATATAAACTAGTAGATAATATCTTCAATATAAATTCTCAATCAGAAATATTTTTAATTCAAGAAATACAGGATGAAAAATATGAGTTGTTATTTGGTGATGGATTTATTGGTAAGAAATTGGGGAATGGTGCAACAATAACAGTAAATTATATTATCACTGACGGAAAAGATGGTAATGGAGCTGGTGGAAATGCAGGATCTCAGGATATATTCTCATTTGCTGGAACAATAGTTGATAATACTGATAATGAAAATAATATTTCTCCTGGAACAGTAATTGTAAAAACTGAACAGAATTCCATAAATGGTTCCGATTCAGAATCTATAAGTTCAATCAAATATTATGCTCCTAGAATTTATTCTTCACAATACAGAGCAGTAACTTCAAGAGATTATGAGGCAATAATAAAAAAAATATATCCCGATACTGAATCTGTTTCGGTTATTGGCGGAGAAGAATTGGATCCACCAGAGTTTGGTACTGTTACAATTAGTATAAAACCAAAAAATGGTACTTTTGTGTCCGATTTTAATAAGCAAAGAATATTATCGGATCTAAAGCAATACACTATATCAGGAATTAATCAAAAAATAATTGATTTAAAACTTTTATATGTGGAAATAGATTCATCAATTTATTTTAATTATTCTAAAATATCAACAGAAGATTCACTTAAATCGAAAGTAATTAATTCACTGACAAAATATTCACAATCTATTGATTTGAATACATTTGGTGGTAGATTAAAGTATAGTAAATTACTTCAAGTGATTGATAATACCGATGATGCAATAACATCCAATATCACAAAAATTATTATAAGAAGAGACCTAAAGGTAGCACTGAATACATTTGCTCAGTATGAGTTGTGCTATGGTAATCAATTTCATGTTGATCCAAAAGGATTTAATATTAAATCTACAGGATTTAAAGTTTCTGGAGAAACAGATACTGTATACTTTACTGATGTTCCCAATTCTGATAGAAAAACAGGAGTCATATCCATAGTAAAACCAGTTGGAGATACTAATAGAGTTGTTGCTAAATCAGCTGGTACAGTTGATTATGTTAAAGGAGAAATAACATTATCAACAATCAACATAAATTCCACATCACTAGATAATGGCATCATTGAAATACAAGCATTTCCAGAATCTAATGATGTCATTGGACTCAAAGATCTGTATTTAAATTTTGATATTTCGAAAAGTACAATAAATATGGTAAGGGATGTAATTGCTTCTGGTGATGAAATTTCTGGAACAGTTTTTGTAAGAGATTTTTATACATCAAGCTACTCAAACGGTAATCTAATAAGACAGTAATATGATACAAACAGGGTTTGAATCTAGAGTAAAGGTTCAGGATATTGTTGAAAATCAACTTCCAAGTTTTATTTTGGATCAAAATCCAAATGCTATTAACTTTTTAAAGCAATATTATATTTCACAAGAATATCAAGGTGGTCCCGTTGATATTGCTGAGAATTTGGATCAGTATTTAAAATTAGATAATTTATCACCAGAAGTTGTGGTCGATGGTACGATAACTTCTGGTGAAGTTGCATCTAATTCCGAAATAATTTCGGTCAATAGTACGAAAGGATTTCCAAATCAATATGGATTATTAAAAATAGATGATGAGATTATTACGTACACTGGAATAACAACAAATAGTTTTACAGGTTGTATTCGTGGATTTAGTGGGATAACAAGTTATCATCAAGATATTAATCAGGATGAACTGGTATTTTCTACTTCTGGTATTTCCTCACATACTTCAAATTCTTCTGTACAAAATTTGAGTTCTTTATTTTTAAAAGAATTCTATAAAAAAATAAAGAAAACTTTTACGCCAGGTCTTGAAAATAATATTTTTGTTTCTGAAATTGATGCAAGAAACTTTATAAAAGAGGCTAGAACTTTTTATGAGGCAAAAGGTACGGATGAGTCATTTCGCATTTTATTTAATGTTTTATATGGTGTTACACCAAAAGTTATAAATTTAGAAGATTACTTAATTAAACCATCGAATGCTAATTATGTAAGAAGAGATGTAGTTGTTACTGAAGCAATAACAGGAAATCCATTAAATTTAGTTGGACAAACAATCAAGAAAACTTCTAATCCATCTGTAAGTGCCTCTATTTCTGAAGTAGAACCTTTTTCTAGAGATGGCAAACAATATTTTAAAATCTCATTGTTCATTGGATATGATAATGAATCAACAACTGAAGGTAATTTTTTTGTTACTCCCAATACAAAATGTTTAGATGATGTTAGTGTTAATTCTACGGTCATCAGTGTTGATTCTACAATAGGATTTGGTGCAACAGGAAATATCATTTCTGGAACGAATAATATTTCATATACTAGTAAAAGTATAAACCAGTTTTTTGGATGTAGTGGAATCAATTCTCCAATTCTGGCAACAGATAATGTAAGATCCAATGATACTTATTTTGGATTTGAAAACGGTGATACTACAAAGAAAGTTGAACTGATACTTACTGGATCGGTTTCTGATTTCGTTCAGATATCTAAAAATTTAAAAGTTAGTGAAGGTGATAATATTTTTGTTGATAGTATAGGTGAGGTAATAAAAAATCCAAAAATTGGAAAAACTTATAAACAAATTTTTTCAAATTCCTGGATTTATAATACAAGATCCAGTTTTTCGGTAAAACAGTTTGAGTCTAGTACTGTTAGATTGAATCACCCTGTTACCAGAGAAACTCTAAAAGAAGGTGATGCTGTAGAGATTTTGAACACAGGATCCAATACAATTGAAGCAAATGCTTTTATATTGGGAGATGTTAACGAAGGTTCTTTTTCTGTCGATTTATCAAACCTTGATTCCGACTTTATACCAAAACCTGGAGTAAATTATGTTCTAAGAAGAAATCTGAGAAAACCAAAAAGTAATGGAACGCAATTAGAATTTACTAATTTATTCTCTGATGTACAAAATCTTTACAATGAAAATGATGAGTTTATGTATATTGCATCAAACTCTTTACCATCTACAGACCCAAATCCTGTAGCAAAAATCCTATCACCATATTCTTATAATATTCCAGAAATAGTTAAAAGTATTGGTATTACTACTTTATCGGCAAAATTGCCTAATGAAGAAATTTTTTCTGAAATAGAACTTAATGGTGGGGTTCCATTTTTTACTGGAGAAGAAGTTTTTTATAACCCTGCTGGTATACCAATAGTAGGACTAGAAACAGGAAATTACTTTGTAGAAGTTGTAGATGGAACTAATACTGATAATATAAAATTATATTCTTCAAGATCATTTATTGGTAGTTCTAATTATATAAAACTTAAAAATCCCACAAATGGTGTTAACACTCAAGATACTTTTACACTGAGATCGCAGAGTAGTAATATTATAGGTGGACAGAAATTATTGAAAAAATTTCCCTTAAATGTTAATACAAGAAATAGTAAAAATGAATTAACGGTTCCTGGGGGAATTGGAATGTTAATTAATGGAGTTGAAATTAGAAATTATAAGTCTGATGATCGTGTTTACTATGGACCATTAGAATCTATCAATGTATTAAATTCCGGAATAGGATATGATGTTATAAATCCTCCCCAAATAACAGTTTCTAATGGAATAGGAATAACTGCTCTTGTTCAGCCAGTTGTCAGTGGTTCTTTTGAAAATGTTTATGTAGATTTTCAAGAATTTGATATTGATAGAATAGTATCTATAGGTGTTAGTGGTGGTAATGGGTCCGGTGCTGTTTTTAAAGCATCTTTAGCAAAACGACAAAGAAATATATTTTTTGATGCTAAAACTACAGTAAATGGAGGTGGAATCAATACTGTTGGTGAAACCATAACTTTCTTATCAGATCATAGTTTTATTGATGGTGAAGAAGTCATTTACAATAATCAAGGAAACGTTTCTTTGGGAATAGGAACGCAAGAATCTTCTACAAGAACTTTAATTAATAATAGTTCATATTTTGTCAAAGTTTTAAACAATAGAGCAGTTAAATTATTTGAAAGTAAAGATGATTATACCATCGGAATAAACACAGTAGGATTCACAACATCAAATAAAGTAGGTATTCATAAATTTATTCCTGCCACTCCCAAAACAGGAATAGAAAACATCGAAGTTATCAATGGTGGTAATGGATACACAAATAGAAAATTAATAGTAAATCCATCTGGCATATCAACCAATTTTGATACTGTTTATTTTAAAAATCACAATTTCAATAATGGTGATCTTGTAGAATATAACTTCGAAACTACAAAAATTACTGGATTATCAACTGATAATCAGTATTATGTTTTGAAAATTGATGATAATTATTTCAGATTGTCTGATGCTGGTGTTGGAGCTACGATAACATCAAACTTTGAAGAAAAAATCTATGTAGATTTTAGTTCTCAAGGTGAAGGTTATCAATATTTCAAATATCCAGATATTTTCGTTAATTTAACATTTACTCCTGTTGGAGTAGGTACCACAACTCAAAATCAAACAGTTACTTTAACACCTGTAGTTAGAGGTAATATTATTGATGCTTACTTATATGAACCAGGAACAGGATATGGATCATCAATTATAAATTTTGAAAGATCACCTATAGTAACAATTAAAAATGGAAGAGATTCTAGATTAATCCCAAATGTTATTAATGGTACAATTGATAGTGTTTCTGTGGAATATGGTGGCAAGGAATATTATTCCGAACCAGATCTTATTATCACAGATTCTACAAATTCCGGAAGTGGCGCTAAATTAAGACCTGTTATCTCTGATGGAAGAATAACTGAAGTAAAAGTTTTGAGTGCTGGTATAGGATATTCTTCAGATTCAACATCTATTCAGGTAAAATCTGCTGGATCAAATGCATTTTTTAATTCAAGAGTTAGATCTCTAACAATTGATAATGTTAAAAAATTTGGAAAAGAAATACTAACTCCTTCAGCAAATAATTTACAGTATTCTGTTTGTGGATATTCTAAAGATTATTTGAATATCCCAGTTCCAGTATCACCTGACCCCCCAAAGCATTCCAAAATTATTGGATGGGCATACGATGGAAATCCAATTTATGGTCCTTATGGACATTCTAATGCTGGTTTTTCTACAAATCCGGTTCTTTTAACATCTGGATATACTTTAGATGTATCAAATGTCATTGATAGACCATCTGTAAGTGATTTTGACCCAGGATTTTTCATTGAAGACTATAAGTTTACTGCTTCTGGAGATTTGGATGAATATAATGGAAGATTTGCAAAAACTCCAGAATTCCCAAATGGTGTTTATGCTTACTTTGCTACAATAGATTCTTTAGATAATCCCATCTTTCCATATTTTATTGGTAATAGATATAAATCCGATTACGTGGAAGATAATTCTTCAATAGACCAGTCATTTGATTTTTCAAGTTCTAGTCTGATTAGAAATACATTTCCGTATAATGTAAATGATATAAATTCTGATTATGAATTTGTATATGAAACTGGAGATCTTTCCAATCAAATCATAAAAATTAAATCTGTAACTGAAGGAGAAATATCAGGATTTGATATTTTAAATTCTGGTTCGGATTATAAAGTAGATGACATACTCAAATTTGATGGAGAAGGTGGTTTATCGGCTACGGTTTCTTCTATTGAAGGAAAAGAAATTGTTGATGTTAATACCAACATTCTATCTTATACTAATGCAGTATTTACTTGGAATAATTCAAGAGAAGTAAAAGTAACCATATTACCAAACCATAATTTTATAAACGGTGAAGTAGTTTCTATTTCTGGATTAACCACACAAACAAAATTAAATAATTCCTTTACTATTGGAGTAACTTCATATACTGCTAATCTGCAAACGAGTATTCCTTCAGTTTCTTCCATAGGAACAACTGAGATTAGTATTTCTAACGTACCACCAATTTCTGTTGGTAGTACTATAAGTATAGGAACAGAAACATTATCAATTCTGAATATTTATGAAGAAGATAAGATATTAACAGTTAAAAGAGGTCTTACAAATGTAGGACATTCTACAGGAACATCAATATCATTCACTCCAGATTCATTTTTAATTTCTGTAGAAGAAAATTATTTTGATTCTAGAGTCAATAGCAAAATATACTTTAATCCTAAAAAATCTGTTGGGATTGGAACTGAAGTTGGAATCTCTACATCAGTGACATTTAGTTTTGGTAACAAAACAATTAGTAGAGATATTTTATCACAATCAATTTTTATTCCAAATCATCCATTTAAAAATAATCAACAATTATCTTTTACCGATTCTGGCAATGGTGCAATTTCAATATCAACGACTAGTGATGGAACACCATTTAGTTTACCAACGACTATTTTTGCTATAAACAAAGGAAAAGATCTAATTGGAATTAAAACAGGAATAGGAACTACTTTCTCTGAAGTATTTTTCCGTAGTAATGGATCTGACAGTGATGAATATTTAATAGAAAGTGATTTTGTTCAAGTAACTGGAGATGTAAAGAGAGAGAAGACTACAGTTTCTGTTTCCACTTCACATGAATTATCTAATGGTGATTTAATTAAATTAAATGTTCAACCAAATCTCAATGTTGGTATTGGAACTTCTACTAAAGTTGATTTAATTAGAAATTCTGATGGTACAATAAGCATAAACAGTTTAGTTAATCCCCAAATAGAAGTTGTTAAAGGAAATAATTTAGTATTTGATATTTCAGACTCTTCATTATCTGATTATAATCTAAAAATTTACACTGATAAAGAATTTAGGAATGAATTTGTATCCACAGGATCTACAACTAATTTCAATGTTGTTTCTACAGATTCATCATTAACTATTGAATATGATGAAAAAATTCCAGAAAAACTTTATTATAATTTAGAAAAATCTGGTTATATTAGTACTGCTGATGTTGATGTTAAAAACTATAATGAAATCTTGTATGTGAATAGTGTATATTCCGGTGAATATGTAATTTCAGGAGTAGCAAATACTACTTTTGACATAGTGTTAAATAGATCTCCGGAGAAAAGTTCTTATACAAAAACAGAGTGTGATATTCTAAAATATGATACCACATCAAAAACATCTAAAGGTGGTATTAGTAAGATTAGAGTAATGTCTGGTGGAACCGGATATAAAAAACTTCCAGTTCTTGTTGGATCTGGAACGACAACAGGACAAGATGCTTACATTGTTTCAAAATCTGACACTATCGGTAATATAAATCAAATAAGAGTCATTAATGAAGGATTTCAATATCCATCAGACATAACTTTACAACCATCTGCTTATATCTCACCATTAATAACAATAAAAGACTCTAATACCATTGGTATTGTTTCTGTAACGGATGGCGGAAAGGGGTATACTGAACCTCCATCAATTATTATTGTAAACCCCACGACTAAGGAAATAATTAATAGTGGTTTTTTAGAATCTACATTAACAGGCAGTTCCATTTCTTCGATTGATATTGTTTCTGAACCAAAAGGTATTCCAGCATCTGAAGTGGAGCTTTATGCCACTAACAACACAAATGGTGTTAGTATTCTTAAAGTGGAATCCAATAATACAGGCATCTTTACATGTGTAATTACAACACCAACATTAGGATTTGATGTAAATCCATTCTCTGCTGGAGATAAAGTTTTTATTGAAGGTATTGTTGGATATAGTACTGATGGATCTGGATTCAATTCTGCTGATTATGATTATAAATTCTTAACTGTAGAAGAATATAATGTTGACAGCATACCACATAAAGTTAAGATAAATGTATCCGGACTAACAACTAATACTGGTATTGCTAAAACAGTTCAAGACTCACTGGCAAATATCATAAAGAGCACTGATTATCCATCATTTAATGTTATATCAAAGGCAACACCGTTTATCATAGGAGAAAAATTGATTGTCGATGGAGCGGAAGAGGATTTATCAATATTGAGTTATGATGTCACTTCAATTAAAGTTAGAGGAACATATGAATTGTCTTTGGGCAATATTATTACAGGAAAAGAATCTGGATCAAAAGCAACAATTGATAATATAAAAGAAAATCTTGGAAGATATTCGATAAGTTATTCAAATACTAAAAATATTGGTTGGTCGGATAATATAGGAAAATTAAACGAAACCACCCAAGTGGTTCCTGATAATGATTATTATCAAAATCTTTCATATACTGTTCAAAGTCCTATAGAATATAGTGTTCAAAGAACACCAGTAAATAGTTTACTTCATACTATTGGACTGAAGAATTTTGCTGATACTGGAATAACTTCCTCAAAATCTATTGGAGTTGGTAATTCTGATGCCACAATATCAATTCAAGATCTTATTAGTGATTTGAGAGTTGATACTATACATGGTTTTGATTTTGCCAAAGATGCCGACATATCAGATGGAAAGAGTAAATTTATATTGTTTAAAAATAGGAAGTTAACACCATACACTGAGATGGATAGAAATAATGTTTTTGTTATAGATGATATAAATTCTCAATTTTCTAATTTAAAAGATCAATTTAATCCTAGTAAAGAAATTAGTATTTTTGAAATAAATCCTTCTTTAAAATGTTCAAATTTCTTAGTAAGAGTTACAGATAGTTCCAATAGTCAAATTCAAATATCAGATTTGGTTGTTATAAATCAAAATAATATTGGTTATCATGTTTTAAATAAGGGAGAAATTTCAAACATAGGTAGTGGATCAAATCATATATCAGAAGAAAATTATGGTGAATTTTCAGTTAAAACTGACGAATTTGGTGCAAGTAATTTAATTTTTAAACCTGTAGATCCATATACAAAAGATTATGATCTTAAAATTCTCAAAAAAGATTTCGTTAATTCTACTATAGGAATATCAACTACATCAATAGGTTTCGTTGATATTATAGATTCTACACAAATAGCTTCATCTGGAGTTACAACAAATATTATTGGATTTTCTACTGAAAAGGTAACATCTTTCCTCATTAATTCCAAAGTTGAGGATAGTGTAACCAATCAAATTAATTTTGTAGAATCTCTAATAACTCATGATGGTGAAACTCCATCTATTGTCGAATCTTATTTTGATTCTAGTGGAAAAGTTTCTAGTGGTAATAATATTGGTTCTTTTGCTGTAAATATTTCTAATGATATAATAAATTTAGAATTTACAAATAATTCTACCTCCAACGATGTAAACATTAACACTAGAATAATTGGAATCGGAACTACTGGTGTAGGAAACGGAACTTATCGATTTAGAACTACAGGTCAAAATGATGACGATAATTCTGTGGAGAGTGTTAAGTATTTTACCAACTGGACTGATAATAATTTAGCATATGATCCTCCTATTGGATATACTGCTGAACCAATTGTTTACACACTAGACTCTTCCAAATTTAATACTGTTAAATCTTTAGTTCAAGTTTCAGTTGGGAACACTGTAGCACTTTATCAAGTATTACTTTTACACGATTCCACAGATATTCATACCCAGTCCAATGGATTTCTTTTTACGAATTCTGAAACTGATGCCGATTCTGGTATTGGTACTTTTAGGGCAGAATTTGTTGGATCTGATATTAAACTGAGGTTCCATCCTTATGAAAAATATGATGTTGCATTATCACCACAGAAAAATTTATATGTTCAATCATTCAATGAGGCATTCTTTACGAATGTAGATAAAGTAAATATTCCAAATGATTTATTTTATGGAAATAGTGTGGACTCTACTTATATTAAAGATTATGCTGGTATTAGTGGTGAAATAGGAAATAAAAAACAATTTACATTAACTACTAATAATATTCCACTATTTGCTAAGTCATTTAATCCTTCAGATACTACTACATTAAATGCTTCTACGGGAGTATTTAATATTGATAATCATTTCTTCAGAAATAATGAGGAATTAATTTATACTCCAAAATCTACTTTTGTCGGTGTTGGAT